CCAACGGTGCTTTTATACAGGCTAATGCTGCATTTACACAAGCAAATTTGGCAAACAATGAAGCAGTTACAGCAGGTAACTACGCAAATTCAGCATTCTTACAAGCCAATTCTGCTTACAATTATGCAAACACACAGATTACATTCTTGTATGGCATTGAGTTAACCCAAAATACAAACATACAGGCAGCATCAATTTATGCTAATGGTGCATTTGTACAAGCTAATGCTGCTTATGGACAAGCCAATACAGCAAACATATCTGCACTAGCGGCATTCTTACAAGCGAACTCGGCTTACACATCTCAAAATGCATCTGGCTCATATGCTAACTCAGCATACGCTCAGGCTAACCTTGCGTATAATAATTCTGGTACAACTGGTAACTATGCAAACTCTGCATTCTTACAAGCTAATTTAGCATACTCACTATCAAATACAGCACTACAAAGAACTGGTGGTGTGATGACAGGAAGTATCCAGTTTACTGGTTCTTCAAACGTATTCGTCACACAAAGTTCTTTAACACAAGACGTTGCAAATACATCAGCACACTTGTATGCACTAGGATTGTTCTCGTCAAATACTGACCAATCAGTTCAAATTGCTGCACAAAACTTTGCAAACACAGCAAATGCTTCTACTGACCTTGCACTTTACAACAACTTAGGTTCAGATACAACCAATTACATTGACATGGGTATCACAAGTACCGCATACAATGTTATTATAAATGGTTTCACTGTTGCATATCCTGGTGATGGTTATGTTTATACCAATTCTGCAAACTTGGTATATGGTACTTTCTCACCTAATACCAATGTTAAGTTGTTTGTTGGTGGATATCAAGCAAATAATACTTCTGTAGTATTCAATTCACCAAATACAAAATCCATATCAAATTCTACAGGAACTATGGTTGTTAAGGGTGATATTGCATCTACAGGTAATGTGAACTCATCAATACATATTGCAACTTCACAATACATTTTCCCAGATTCTTCGTCAATCACGGGAACAAGTAGTTCAGTTTCATCAAATTCATCAACAACATTAGCAACATCTAATGCGGTTTACATAGCGGTATCTACAGCATTAGCGTATTCTATTGCTCTAGGATAAATAGAGCATAAGGAGATATACTCATGTCGGGACCAATTTTAACAAGAGAAGACTTTACAAACTACTGTTTAAGAAGACTTGGTGCACCCGTGATTCAAATCAATGTGGATCCAGACCAAGTTTCGGACCGTATTGATGATGCTATTCAATACTGGCAAGATTACCACTTTGATGGTGCACAAAAGTTCTATTGGATTCACTATGTCACATCACAAGATATTGCAAATCAATATTTGGATGCATCTCAAGCCACAGACCAAGATGGTAACACAGTAAATATTCTTGGCATTACTCGTATTTTCCCTTTGACCGATTCTCAGGCAACCATCAACATGTTTGACTTGAGATACCAATTGCGTCTAAATGAATTATATGACTTCACCTCTGCGTCCTACATCAATTACACACTAACTCAACAACACTTGCGTTCTTTAGAACTCCAGTTCACCGGTGAAGTTCCTATTCGTTGGGTGCGTAATATGCAAAGATTGTATATTGATTGGGCATGGGGTCAAGGTTATGAAGTTAATGTAGGTCAAGTTGTCGTATCAGAATGTTATGGTGCAATTGATCCAAACACATACCCAAATGTATGGAATGACCGTTGGTTGAAGCAATACGCAACAGCCCTAATTAAGAAAAATTGGGGAGAAAATATGTCCAAATTTGGAGGCATCCAATTACCTGGTGGTGTGGTTCTAAATGGCAAAGAAACTGTGGATGCCGCAGTTGAAGAAATTGCACAACTAGAAAAAGACATGATTAACGACTACTCAGGGCCGCTTGAGTGGTTTTTAAATTAATAAACTAATTCAAAGGGTCTCAAATTTCTTTTTATATAAATATATAAAAGGAGATATGAAAATGAAGGTCTACTGTATAGAAAATAAACTAGATAACAAAAAATATGTTGGTATAACAAGAGGTGAAATTGTAGGAAGATTTAAATCTCATAAACGAATTGCTAAAAATCCAAATGATAAAAATCATTGTCATATACATAAGGCAATGTTTAAGTATGGTTTGGAGAATTTCATTGTTTATGAGATTGATTCGGCCGAGACCAAAGAAGAATTGTTGGAAAAAGAAAAACATTGGATTAAAAAATTAGATACCAAAAATAATGGTTACAATGAAACTGATGGTGGTGAAGGATGTTTTGGATGGAAAGCAACAGAAGAACAAAAAGAAGCCAATAGAAAAAGAAACATTGAAAGAACTAAAGATCCAAAATACAGAGAGTTTATATCACAAAGAACAAAAGAGGCTATGTTAAATCTTTCGGATGAAATAAAAAAAAGAATGAGTGTATCTGCAACCGAAAGAAATTTAGGAAACAAACGCTCATTAGGTAAAACTTGGACACTATCTGAAGAAACCAAAAAGAAAATAAGCGAATCTAAAAAAGGTTTCAAACACACCGATGAAACAAAAAGAAAACTCAGTGAAAAAGCAAAATTACGAACAGGTAGAAAAAATTCACCAGAAACGATAGAAAAAATGAGAATTGCAGCAAAAAACAGAATAAGAAAGGTAGGAACCTAAAATTGCTACCTCTCAATATTTCAACAACTATAATGCCCGTTATGATGAACAAAGACTTGTAGAAGATTTAATTACTGAGTCCATACAAATAATGGGATTTCAGGCATACTATCTACCGAATAATAATAGTCAAGCCAGAGACTTAATCTATGGTGAAGACCCGGTTAAGAAATTCAATACAGCATTTCCATTAGAAATGTATCTTTCTTCTGCAAATGATTACATGGGTGAAAAAGAAATGTTCACCAAATTTGGTTTGGAAATTCGTAACCAAGTCACTGTGATTGTTTCTAAAAGAGCATTCTCACAAAGAGTACCACAAAACACTTTTACAAGACCCCGTGAAGGTGATTTGATATATGTTCCATTTCTAAATGGTACCGGTGAACTATATGAAATAAAATTCACAAATCAAAACAAAGATTTCTTTATGTTAGGTCGTAGAGTTCCTTACTACTATGAATTGGAACTTGAGAAATTCAAATACTCACAGGAAACTATTACTACTGGTATTCCTGATATTGATTCTGTTGTCACAGATTCTGCTTATACTTTGACATTAAACACTGGTGCTGGTACAGGTTCATATACAACAACAGAAATTGTTTACCAGTCACCAGATTCAACACTAAACAATGCTACATCATATGGTACAGTTCAATCATGGACACCACACACAAACACATTGACAGTAACAAATATCTTTGGTGAATTTACTGATGGTGAAATTATGATTGGTATGTCAAGTAATGCACAATTTGTGTTACAAACATTTGATCCGTTGTTTGATCCAGCAAGAAAAGAATCGTATGATAATGAGGTTACGGTTACAACTGCACAACCATATATCAATACATCAGAAAATAATCCGATTGGTGGTCTATAATGGCAGATACAACCTATAATAGAATGATTCGTAAACTGACGGTTGCATTTGGTGACCTGTTCAGTAACATTACATTGGTTCGCTATAATCCGGATGAATCTGAACAAGAAAGATTTATTGTTCCTCTTGATTATGCGGCAAAAGAATTATATGTTCAACGTCTTTCTTTTGATCCAAACTTGGATAAAAAAATTCAAATGACTTTGCCACGCATGTCATATGAAATGAATGGTATTGATTATGATGCATCCAGAAAACAAATAACAAACATCAAAAACTTTGCGTCAAGTGGTCAAAATATCATTTCGCAATACATGCCAGTACCATACAACTTTGATTTTTCACTCTATTTGTATGTGAGAAACATTGAAGATGGTAATCAAATCATTGAACACATTCTACCATTCTTTGCACCAGATTACACAATCAAAGTGAACATGATTCCAGAAATGGGTATCATCAAAGAAGTACCAATCATATTAAACAACGTCAAATATGATGTAACTTATGAGGGTGACCGTGATTCGGATACCAGAATGGTTATTTGGACACTTAACTTCACGGTTAAGGGCTTCATCTTTGGTGCAAACTCAACAACTGGTTTAATTACAACATCCATCACAAACATACACAACAATCTTGCACAGGGCAATAACATTGTTTTCAATGTGAATACCGGTGGACTAGGTAACTATCAAATTAATGAAAGAGTTTACCAAGGACCAACATCAGAATTGGCCACAGCCACAGCACAAGTAGTATCTTGGAG